ATCTGCACTGACAGCCCTCACCCAATAATATCGGTTGCGGTATCTGTCAATTATGTTTTCGACAAAAGCCTCGGCTTCGGTTGTGCCAATAACTAGAGCCGTTGCTCGGATATTTTCGTCTGACGCGTGAACTTCAACATGGTCAAAAAGTTCTTGTGATGGGTTTATCCAATCAAGGCGCACGCCATCGACAACAGGGATAGCGGTTAATCCGGTAGGTGCAATAACGTCCGTAGCTTGGTCGTCTTCCGGTGGCACATCGCACGGTAGAAAACTGATGCGGAAGTTAACGCCCGACTGATCGAAATTCCTGATCGCATTCGCAAGGTACGGCGCCATGTTTTTGACTGGCGCATTTGTCTCAGACAGGCTTCTGTTTTGACCGGGGCCGGTAAGGAATGGCAACGCGAACTGTGCCGGTACGTCACCTGTCACAGCAGAGAAGTGGCCGGCAATGTCAGGGAAGGTAACGCTCGATCCATCAAGCAGCCAGAGCAATGCACCGGGCGCACCCGCACCACCAGCACCACCGTAAATGTGAAAGCCTTCGCTCGAAAAGAAAGTGCCAGGTTCGAGTGAATCGTCACCGTCGAGTTTGATTAGTCCCGATATCCCGAAATCGCCGCCCCGACAAATGATGGTGAGTGCGCCGCCGCCGCTACCACCAGCACCGCCTGTTGCCTTTTGAAGTTTGTCGCTAAATATTCCGATTGCATTACCGGCACGTGGGCCGAAAGAACCGCCGCCGCCGCGCATGTCAGTCGGTATCCCGATCACTGCACCTGTTCCTGCGTCATCGACTTCCAGAATCAAATTAGGAAAGGCGTCGTAGAGTCCGGATGTAAGGTAGCCGCCAGTTACCCATACCCAGTGAGGGATCACGCCGCCAGCAGCGGATCGATATATTAAGCCACTGTGCGATTGCGAATTTCCAATGAAGCCCGGTGTTCCGGTTTGCCTGTCATTCGACCAGTAGTAATGTTGGTCGAGGTCGAACAAATTTGTATCGGTGGGATGGCCGTTACCGATTCCATCAATCGTGCCATCGATGGTAATGAAGCCTTTCACGCGCAGTTGCACATTGTCTTCGACAATCAATGTCGTACCGGAACTGATGGTTAGGTCATCGTCCCAAAAGAAAATGGCCGCGTCGGCGTTCATATCCGGATCGCCGGTCAAGGTGAACGTGCCAGCGTTGGTCGAGTTCCCGGTCATCAATCCGACAATGGTACTGAGGCTCACGCCCTCGGATGCGTAAAAGGAATCAGGCAGACAAGTGGCCGCGGTTATCGGCGGGATTTCGTCAGACCTTTCCGAACTGCCGAATAGTTTTAGCTTCACACCGCCGAGCCAATCGACACTCATGCCATGCACTACCATCGTGCGTAGCAAATTATTCGGTGGAGGCAGCGCCGCGTAATCGCGGATGTTTGACAGATCGACGCGCGCAGCGTCTCCGACTTCGACTCGGTTGAATAGATGGAAGCCGTTCACATCGAGTCGCAATGGTGGCCCGGTGTACATATCGCGCAGCGAAGTAAGTAATTGCCGCAATACTTGTTCGGTGAATCTTGTTCCGACCAGTCCCCGGAATCCGAGTCGCTTTTCCGGTGCCTGTCCGTGTCGCGCAATCGATCCGGCGTCTGCAATGATGGTCGAGCGAATGAATCGCTCGCCATTCCAATTCCAGTCGATCCGCATATTGTTTTGCATGGATTCCATGTCATGCAATAAGTTTCCTGTTCCTGTGACGTTCGTATCGTTTAGCTCGAATACAAATGGCGAATCAGAAAGCGACGGCACCATTCTTTTTAGGCCGAGTTGTCCATCGGCATACACTGGCGAGAACAAGCCAAGCAGCAAGTAAATTTCGGTCTCTAAAAATTTCTTGGCATCTTGTTTTTCTATGCCATCGAATCGAAGCACAACACCTGTATTGTCGTCGGCGGGATTCCACAAATCAGTGCCGATAGTTTGGAAATCCGTCAGGCGCACAAAAGCCGGATCGACAGCAGCATGCCAACTGCTCGGTAAGACGTTGGCAGTTCCCTCAATAATCCCGGTCAGGACAGCGTATGCCGCCTTAACAGCCGGTAATTCGAGGTACACGTATTCTTCCACCTTTGGACGCCGATCGCTGGGCAGCGTCTGATCGACTTCCACAGCCTTAGCTCTAGTGCCAAATACGCCACGAGTCACACCAGTAAAATCATTTCCGGCAATCCCCGACACTGGGCAGCGAATGATTTCGTCTGTCTGATCGAGTTGAATGTAGATGACATTTTCGCCCGGAGCATCCGTGTAGCTGGTTCCGTGGAAGTTTCCTTCAAAGCCCGAAAGGTCGAGCACCGGAATGGTCGTGTCAGCCGCGGTGATCGAGTTGGTGAGGTAAGTCAGGAACAGTTCGAAAATTTGTTTTTTCGTTTGCCGTTGAATGTCGGCGCATTGAATCGTGTATTTGCTTTCCTTCGTTTCCACGTTCCTGACAATCTGTGTCTGAAAGAGCACAAATTCTTCGAAGTCCGGATTGTCACCTGTACTGCTTGGGCCGGTTTCGCGGCTTTCTTGGTCGGAGACGTAACCCATAAAAAATTGCACGGTTCGACCTCGGAGGCCGACGTCGAAACTATCGAGCTGCGTGCGGAATATATCGGTGACCTGTGATCGAAGGTCGAGCAGATCGAAAGACATACTGCCGATGGTGGCATTTGCTCTTTCAGGGTTCAGCGTTTGACTGGTCGCACTGATTCCAAACACTACACTTTCGACCGGGAAGGGCCCCGGCACATTGGCAATGTCATCGTGCGAAGTGAAATATTGCACCGTGCCATCGAAGTCGATGGAAATAACGTAGCGGGGTTCCTTCGATCCCGCTTCGTTGTCGGTGATAAAAAGTGTGGTATCAAGTCTCACGAATCACAAAGCCCAGTTGCGTGAATTTGAATCCGCGTTCGCTCTCGGCAAAGTTAACCGAATCCATAACGCACTCGACCGGATTGTCTGGTTGCGCGATAGTGCCGCGCCGATCAAAAGTAAAGGCTTCCGCATTTTCGACTGACGCTAGGAACTCAAAAAGTTGCGCTTGAATTAAGCCCTCTGCTTCGAGCAATTCACTTTGACAGTTGTAACGTATCTCTGATCGCAGCAACAAGGATTCGACAGCTCCACTTAGTGAGGTATTCTTTTTAGCGATTGGCTTTCGACTTCGGCGATTGGTCAGCAGCCGAAATTGGCGTGTAACAAGGTCTAGCAAGTCGGTGTCCGGAGTGAGTTCGCGTCTCGCTGTGTAGGTAAATGTACTCATCCGTTTGTCCCTGTCAGAAGTTCAGAATTGCGTCCTGATCCCGATACGACAATGATATCGCGATTTTCTGATGCCTCGCGCAATGCCTCGGCCAGCGCATCGACCGCGTCCGGAGTGATCCCGAACAGAGACGGAAAAATTAACTGCACTACGCCCTGTTCCTGTGTCGGAGTGCCACCACCACCAAACTGTTCTTGGTCACCGAAGTCGCCGCCGCCTGCCCCTGTCGAGTCCAAGCCGCCACCGCCTATACCACTGATCCCGCCACCGCCGACACTACCAACGCCAGTCAACGCGGTAGCAGCGATCAGCCCGACTTGCGCCGCGCCGAATGCCTGAATCGCAGCAGCAGCCGGTGGCCCTGCAATCGGGCCGAGTTCAGCGAGCGCCCGGACGGAAGCAGCAGCCGTGTTTTGAATTGTCGTTGCGATTGCCAAGCCTTTCTCGACAAGGAAAATTGCCTGCGACACGGTTTTGCTCTTAGCAGCAAGCACGGCGCCGATCTGTATGCTTGTACGGGCCGTGGCCTGACGAATTGCGATTGTGTTTCGAGCCGCCGCTGCTTCTTGTTTCCCTGCCGAAATCAGTGCTTGTTGTTCCGCTTTGGCTTCGGCAAATGCAATCCGTCGAAATTCTCTGGCACGTTCTAGTCGCATTTGAATAAACTCGTGCTGCCGTTCCTGCTCGGCTTCGAGTTTCCGGCCAAAGGCTTCGCGGTCTGCTTCGGCTTCGACTTCTTCGGCTTTTAATCTGGCTTCTTCGCGTTGTGCTGCTAGTTGTTCTTCGCGTTTTCGTTCAGCTTCCAAAATGACTTCCGTGCGCCGGGCTTGTTCTTCCCGAACCGCAGCAAGCCTTTCTTCTGCCGCTGCAATTTCTGCTTGGATGGCTTCGGGATCGACAATCTTGTCGAGTTTAATGTCCTGTCCCAATATTGTGAAAAGCGTTTTGGCAGGGGCCAGTGCGTCTTCGAGGTCTTCTTTCAGTTCGGTTACTTTGTCGCCTTGCAGTTCGACTCGCACAGCGAGTTCGATGTCCGACAATCCCCGGACATTGTTCTCCACCAGTTTCATTCTTTCGAGCATCAATGCCATTGCCGGAATGAAATCTCGCCGGATGGTCACAAGGAAATTAGCCGTGCTTGTGCTGGCCGCTTCCATACCGGGCGCGAATCGTCGTGCCAGATCGAAGCCGACACCTTTCAGTGCTTCCGACATATCGGTAAAAGCGTCATTGGCATCTTCGACGCCCTTTGCATCGACCGCGGTTAATGCCGTGCCGAAGCGTTTTGTTTTTTCTCTGGCCTCATCCATAGCCGCGCTGCCAGCTTCCAAGGTTCGCAGCAACGCAGCGCCCCGACCACCGAACAGTTCGTAGGCAGCAAGCACTTTTTCTGACTGAGTATTTAGCCCGGCCATTGCATCCGCGATCAGGTCAAATTGTTCTTCCGGACGCATCCGAGAAAGCGATTCGGCTTCGAGGCCGAGTTTTTTCAGGGTATCAACAGCGAGTCCCGTGCCGGTCGCGGCTTCCGCGATAACACGGGTCATGTTGATGAGCGATTTTTCGAGTGTCTTTGTCTCGACTCCGGTTTTGGCCGCAGCTAATTGCATTGCCGCCAGTGCCGCAATCGATGTGCCTAGCAACTGAGACTGTTTGGCAAGAGCATCGATATTTTTTAGCGAAGCGCGGGTGAGCAGCGCGACTCCTGCAGCAGCACCCGCAAGGCCGATAGTGGCAAACCTGCCGAGCTGTTGGTTGACTTGCTGGAATGCAGCTCGGGTTCGGTTTCGCGCCGTTAGGACAATTTCTGCTTTATTTTGTCGAGCCATTGTCTGTGCACCGGATAGGGCGATTCGCCTTTGATCGCCAAGTATGCCATCCATCCCTTAAATTCGGTAGTTGGCAGGTCTTCGATATCGCGCACAGACCGGCCCAATTTTTCGGCCAGCCAGTAGCGAGCAAATAGCTCGCGGTCATCCGTTATTTTTTTTTAGAACCTCGGAGAAGGTATCTGATTCGCCGTTCAGCGCAGTAAGTATCAGCCCGATGATATCCGATGGCTCATTGAGCAAGGCGGGTTTGTCCATCAACGTAAAAAAGGGATCACCGTTGGCAGTCATGCATTGCCGAATTATCTGCATGACATTCTGTTCGGCCTGACTCGCGTACTTCCCGTCGAGTGCGATCACATCATTGACGGTAAGCGGGTAAGCGTAGAGCAACAGAGGGTTCTTTTTTGTGCCCCACTCAGGAACGCGAATGCATCTGACCTTACGATTGCTTTGTCGTTTCGCGTGAATTTTGCCGAACGCAGTTGTGTCCGGATCGATGTGTGCTGCCATGTCCCACCTATGTTAAAAAAAGTCTGTTACGGCACCAGATCGCGCACCACTCCACCAGTCGAAAGTGCATAGTTAAATGACTGAGGCAGAATTTCGTCAATCGCGCCGGATGTGCTTCGACCTGTGATCTGCACGGTCAAAGTAATTCGTGGTGCAGCAGAGACGTTGCCTTTGGGAAATAGAATCAGAACGGCCTCGGTTCCTGCATCCATCGCTTCTTGTACGGCGTCCGTTTCGTCAAAATGCACTTCGATGGTTCCACTGGCAGATGGCAGTCCGGATTTCGATGTCCGGAAAGTATCGAGCATAGCCGTGTCATCGATCTGCTCTGCGCTTTCTTCAAGGCTCCATGTTTTCAGTTCGGTGATATCGGAGCCGCCGAAACTAATTACTCCAGAATTGCCAGTTGCTGTGGTCATGTTCTTGCCTCGCTATCGCGGGATATTGGGTTCGCCTGTTCTGGTGCGGTAAGTGTAAAGAAATTCTAGCTCGATTGCACCATGTGGCTTGTCAACGTCTTCCCCGGCTAATGTGGTCAGTGTGGCTTGTATGCCGTGGTAGATTTTAACTAATCCATCCATGTCTGCAAGCCCATCAAGCGCGATTTCGACTTCCAGCGCAATATCGTCCAGCTCGTCTTCCAGTTTATCGGTCACGGCAACAAGGCCGTGCACCATCAAGGTTACGTCGCGCATCGATTCGTCTGGCGAATCCTCGCGACCTGATGATTCGGCCACCGTGTAAACGAGCAGACCGGGAAGTTTGGCACGGGCGAGTGGATACACGCGGGATTCAAACACGCGGCTCCCGGTCGTGGCGAGTCCCTGAAGGCCGACAATGGCAGCCTTGCGTATTTGTTTTCTCAGATGGTCAGCCATCGTCTTGTTGCAGGGTGAGGGTGGTCATCCCGAATCCGTCCGGTTCATTCGTGACCACCGTCCCCGTAAATACCGAACCATTGAAGCGGATGATCGAAATTGGTTCGCCCTCATTAGCATCAGCCGGTACTTTGACTGACTGGCACAGAAAAACCGGATTGGTCGCTTGCATCGGAACTGGCCCGACGTCGGCAAACTCGGTTCGTTCGTCAAACTGTCCGGCGATTTCGACGCCCCGAATCTCTGCGACTTCTCCGTCATCAAAGTACGATGCACGGTCGGCCTCTGATTCGATTGTCTGCATTGTTATTTCTGAGCAGGCGCCGATTTATCTACGAGTGGCTTGCCAGTTTTTACGTTCTGACTTCGATCCTTGCAGCGCAAAGCCCATGCCTTCCGTTCAGCATCACTCGGCTCGTAGTCTTTCTTCTGCCACTTTCCGCAAATCCGAATCCGGTCGGCTTTCAAATGCACCGGCTTTTGTGCTGGTTTTCCTTTTGCTTTTTCGTCGGTCATGTCTCCACCTTTGTTAGTAGTGGGGCGAGCCAGCAAGGCTCGCCCCGTTGTCGTGCTTAGAACCACTGTCCTGTTACGGCGTATCGTTTTCGAAGCTGAATGACTCAGGATGCCTCACGGCAAAGTCAGTCGTCCAGAACGTAATGACACGCGTGTTACCGCGAGCAGACAGAGTGAATGGGTCGATCAGGATATCCAGACCGCCCCAAATTCCCTGCAACAGGTCAGACCAGTTACCGAAGAACACGTCGCCATCGGTGACCTGATTCGATACCTCGGTTCGATGACCATTCAGCGTGTTGCCAGGTTCCCAAATGGTCAGGCCGGTTGTCGCAAATTTCTCTGCTGTCTTGAGACTTCCACGCATTCCGGTGTCAACGGCATAGGCAAGCGAAGCTGTTAAGGCATTCGCTTGTGCCACGACCGTTTCCAGAGACACTACCTCGGCAAATGTCGGAACTGCCGCAACGAATGTTCCCGGTGCACCGATTCCTGCCGTGTTAGCGACTCCCGTTGGTTGACCGCCAGCGCCTGTGCCGTACAGCCCGGCCAGATCGACAGCAATCGCAAGGACGGTAGCAAGGTCACTCCGTACCAGTGCTTCAATCGCAACGCTCGATTGCAAAAGTAGCTGTCTGGTAAAGACAGACAAGCCGCCGACATTGCGCGGCGTCAACGTGACCTGATCTAAGGTCTGCGTCGATTCCGTGATGTCAGTCTCGTCGGTCGCCAGCCAGAAGGCAGTACCACCGCCGGTCAGTCTCGGAATGGCAACGTCGCCTTCCAGACCGGGCAGGATGGTTGCGCCGAGCGCAGCAAGCACCATTCGATTCCGCAACAGATCGATAAAAGACGCAGCAAGCAGGTCTTCCGCGATCACCGATGCGCCAGCGACGCCGGTTGTTAGCACGCGGTGTTCGAGTATCGATTTCAACTCGGCAATCGCGCGATAATTTCGGGCTGCGCTTGGGTCTTCGTACAGCAGCACATCGTTCGGAATCATCAGGCCGCGCTGTTTCCGGTTCTGCTTCTTCGATACCTCACCAGCCGCACGGCAGACTTCCATTTCAAAGGCCGCTTCTTCAATGAAGTGGGGCTGATCGTGGCCGTATGTTCTTGCCCGGATCAGGCGTAAGAATGAAAAGCGTTTCTGCTCTGCCGGCGTCATGCCAATGTTCACATCTTCCGGTGATCGAGTTTCGGGTGTGTACTTCTTTGCACCCGGCATCGAATCGAGCAGCTTCGCATTGAAGTCGGCCAGTGAACTGTTATCGGCGATACATTGCCGAGCGAGGTCATCTTGGCCGTACTTTGCGCCGACTTCGGTCATCAACTTAATACGAGTCTGTTCGGCTTTCCGAATGTCCTCAGCATCGATGACGGGCGCAGCAGGGGCGGTCACTACCGGGGCTGCCGGTGGTGTCTCGACCTTGGCTTCGGTTTTGGTTTCTAGGTCGTCCATAATTTTTTGCTCCACTTCGGGCAAGTCGATAATGATTGTATTGTGATCTTCGCTTTCGCCTGATCGCCATTCGTGGGCTTCCCGGCCCACTCCGACAGAGGCATCCGCAGGCATTGCAACAAGGCTGACTTCGTAGGGTTCCCAATCGGTTGCCCTGTAAATATCAGCGGTGTCGTCCCCGCCTTCTTCGAGTTTCATCCGGTGGATGCGATAGCCCACGCTGACGCACTTGCGGATTCCGTCATCGATGTCTTGCAAGATTGCATCGCGCTCCGATCCCTGACCAAAGCGAACAACTGCGCGTCCAACGCGGTCTTTGTGAATCTTGGCAGACTGAACTGTGCCGATGTGATCCCGGCTATCGTGGTTTAACAGCAAAGGGCCCGTCTCTCGTAATCGTTTCAATCGGACAGAGCCTTTGCTGTGATCCAAAATTTCGTCTCCGAACCAGCGCGGCACGGGTTCCTCACTCGAAAAAGCAAGGGCGACTGTTCGCTTTTCCATATCGACAGTGTCGCGGTCGAAATATGCAATGCGTCGCAGCATCGTTGTGCGGATTTTTCGCTGTTTGGCTTTCGATTTCATATCACTGATCCTGTTCTGCGATATCGCTGACCGCAACTTCGAGTGCTGTAATCCGATCCCCGTCCGATTCGCGGCCAAGTGTAGCATCTACTTCTGCCGAATCAATGCCGAGCTCGGTCATCAATACGTTTTCCGCAGCGATTTCGCCGAATACCTCAGACGGTTGTCTGCCTCGTTTCCGGATGCGTTCGGATCGACTCATGGTTAAATCCATTTGTTGTACGCGATCCGCGGTCGTGTCTTTCAGCGGGTCAATCCATTCCCAACGGCGAGGTTGCCACTCGTGTTCCTGAAATTTTTCGAGCCGATCAAATGGCAGAGGCCGACCATTCCTGTTTGTGATCGCTTCTGCGAGCAATGACGTCTCAAGCCAGTTCGAGAAAATTCGGTCAAAGGCTTCTTCGATCAGCCACTGTTGCAGGCCCATCCAGATCGCACGTTCGCAGAGAGCACCTTGCCGAAGGCTGCCAAAGCTGACGCCTTCGAGGTCTTGAGCGAACTGGTTGTATGACTCTCCGAGTGCCGCCGCAATCCCGCGTAGGTTCGTCTTCACAAACGCCGGATAGACAGCGTTAGGGTGATCCGGATTAAACCCGGTGAAGGTCTGTCCCTGTTTGAGCCTTCCGATCATCCCCGGTTCAAATTCTTCAATCAGCGCTTCGTCGTCGGATTCGTCTTCGTCGTCATCCCCGGTGTAGCCGGTTCCGTCATCGGCATCGGTAATAAAGCCCATCTTGCTGGCACCACCGCGAGCAGCGACAAGTTCGGCTTCTTCGTATTTGTCGAGTTGGTTAAATCGAAGCAACGCCGGGTGAATCCACGGCACTCCGCGAGTCTGCCAAATGCCATCGTGCAGGAACAGGTGAATAATTTCGTCACCGGGAATGCGAATGTATTTGCGCCCTGTGGTCGGGTGAATAAAGAACTCGAGGTCGCGCTCGCTGGCAAGCACATGGTAGGCGACCGGGAATCTGTTCTGGTCGAACTCGACGCCCATGCGAATAACATTGCCCGGTGGAATGGCAATGCCTGACACTGTGTTGCCGAATTGTTCGGTGTTGAGTCTCACATCGACGCTGCCCGGTTCCATCAATCGAAGTGAGTAGCGGTACGGATTAAAATTACTGCCTTTTTGCTCCCAAATAAATACTTCGCCATCCTGTGCAGCAGAGTGAATCACCAGTTTGCAAAACGCCTTGAAACTCATGCCAGAGACTTCCGGCCGGTTTTCCTTTCGGTTCCAGATTTTCCAGTGACGTTCGATGCTGTTCTTCGCTTCCACATCGACAATCGTATCGCTGTCCATCGGTTTGCTGATTAGCTGGAAGCCCATTGCTCCGACTACGTTTTCTTTTAGGTCGCGCAAAAAGCCTTTGTAGTAGCCATTGTTTTGCGCTTCTTCGCGTGAACGGGCGCGCAGCGTGTCCAGACCGCCGCGAATATCTTGGTCGATCAGAGACGGTTGCGTAATCCATCCCTGTTGTAATCGCCCAATTTGAGCAGCAGCATATTTCCGAGCGAGAAATCGCGCTCGTTTATTGCTGATCGGTAGTTTCTTTTTGAGCCGGTTAAGGAATTGCACTGCTCATCCTCGCAAGTACGTTCGCGTGAGATTTGCCACCAGCCCGACGCCGAGCCTTTTGCTTTTCGTCGCGCACTTCGACGCGCAACTGGGCACGCCAATCGGTCAATTCGTCAATCGAATATCTCGACAATGCGCGACCATTCAGAGAATAGCTGGTTTGGTCTTTCGTAGCCTTGCCGGTGAGCATGGCTTCGATATTTTCTAATGTGATTTCGGCATAACTGCGCCGATCAACTCCCGCTGTGTCAGCAGACAGATCGGGTTCCACATCGATAAAGCCACGTTCCAAGGTGAAAGTGCTTGTCGTGTCAGTAACCTTTTTCGCATACGGGTATTCCCCGACTTCGAGTTCGGCGGTGGCGATGGTGAGTCGATGAGTGTCGCCAACAGCAGCGTGGCTAGTGGCGAATTTGGCATTTGGCCCGGTGAAACTGTAGCTGACAATCCACCCGGCACTTGCCGGAAAATCAGAATGGCTTTCGTCCCATGTGATTGTATCCCCGATGGTAATTCGTCGCGGGAGTTCGGTAATTACGTGCTCGCTCATTTGCTCAAGGCTCCTACAAATCCGGAGCGACGTCTGCGTTTCTTTTTCCGTCGCACCTTTTTCGGCTGCTCGTCGGGTTCCGCGTCTTCGTCGGGCGGTGGGTCGGATTCTAGCCGTTTTTGCAGCGCACTCCAAACCGGGTTAAGAATAGCCAGTGCAGCAAATTGGTAAACGCGAATGTCTAGTGGCTCATTCGGTATTCCGGCAGGTTTCTTCCAGACTACTTTCGGGAAGCCTTTTGTGTAAACGGTCAATGCTTTTTCCGCAGTCAGGCCCTCGAAAAACGCTTCCGTATAGTCCTGATGAAAGTGGCAGTAGCCGGGGCCGGGCCGAGTGAGCCTGAGTCTCGCATAGATGCTTGATTTTGCCTGATCCGTTCCGACCGTGTAGAGGTCAACTGGTTGACCGGGAATCGTGGTCTTCTTTTTGCTAGGCGGTGATGCGATCGGTACGCCTTCGCCGCCTCTGCCTTTCATTGCCCAGACGCGACGCCCTGATCGTTCCGCGCAGAATCGATAGACGGTATTCGTCCGATGACCTGAATCGATCCCGGTACAAGCGATTTTCAGTAGGTGGCCTGACTCGTGTTTATACGTCTGCTCCAATCGTTCCGCAAGTTCGATCCAAACATCGTCAGCTTCCGTGTCACCGACAATTTTAAAGTGGTCGATTCCCCACCACTCTTCGCCCCGGCCAAAGCCAGCGACTTCGCCCTCGATCCAGCTTTTTTGAATATCAACGCCAGCAATCAGAACCAGCACATCCTTTGGAACTGGTGCCGCGTATCGTTCGCGCCGCAGAAAGAGTTTGTTGCTCGACAGTGTTTCGCCGGATTCTTCCCAGCTTTCCGCGAGCACAGTATTGACAAAGGTTTGCAATCGCAGGGGGTTTTCCTTTGCCGCGTAAAAGGCAGCTACTATTTCGTCCATCGTTGACCACGGCGAATAGGCTTCCCAAATGGTAAACGAGCGATGTCCCGCCGCGCCTTTCTTGTTGGTCGCAATCCAGCCGCCGCCTTCCACATCCTCTGCCCGAGCGACGTTCTTTCTTTTTTCCGCTTCGTTCCAATGAGCCGCGCAATCGATGCACTGATAATACGGTTCGACTCGATTCCCGTCACCGTCCTTGAATTTTATTTGTTTCCAAAGCAGTTCTTGGCAATGACCGCATTTGTGGCACGGCACGAAGTATTTTTGCATGTCACCAGCCTTGTATCGATGTTCAATGCGCGATAATCCTTTGATGGTCGGACTCGAAGTGTCGATGCGTTTTCGATTGTAGAAGGTCTGCGTTCTTTTGAAAGCGAGTGCTTCCGGGTCGCCCTCTTCGCCAGCACTGTATGGGAATCTATCTACCTCGTCGCACATAACGACTCGAATGGGCCGCGAACTAAGCGAAGCGGGGCTATTGGCACCACTGATCGTAACGTGACCGCCCGGAAAGGTTTTGTGCAGCACCGTGTTATCGCGCTTTCTCGATCCGACCGGCGCAACTTTTGCGGACAGCCCATCGGAATCGCGGATCATCGGGTCGAGCCGATCCTTTGAGTATGCCTGTCCGATTTCCTTTGTCGGAAAGACAATCATCAGCGGACATGGGTCTTGGTCGATGTGGAAGCCGAGCACGTTGTTTATGATTTCAGTCTTGCCGACTTGCGAACTGGTCATTACGCTGACGTCTGTTACGTGTTCGTCGCAACAAGCGTCCATGATCCCGACCTGATACGGCGCTCTAGTATTCGACCAGCTACCCGGCTCTGCGCTGCTTTCGCTTGAGAGTTTTCGTTTTCTTTCTGCCCACTGACTGATCGTCAAGGTTGGCGGTGGAGCCAGCGACGTAGGACTCAAGGTTTGCGAAATGCTTTGCGGGAGGTCGGTATTCAGATAATTCTGCCAGACACTCATGTATCGCACTTTGGAGTGCCGAATTACATTTAGCGAAGCTATTCTCATGTTGAACTACTGGTGCCATTTTCTTCGGCAGATTCAGAAGTTTAGCGCGAAAAGCGCCGGTCATGTGATTCCAATTGTAAGCAACAATGTCTGACGGTATTAAATTGCCAGCGAGTTCCGCTGCTTCCATGATCGACTTGTCGGCATCAGCACGCATTTTCTGCGTCCGGGCGTCTCCGTAAGCGGATTCCTTTTCGCCTGATGTTCCCGCAGCAATGTCCTGCAGGAACGCGACATAGCCGCGCACCGACTCGACCAGATTGTATCTGCCGCGTGCTTCCTTTTGGATGACGCCTTCCGCAGCGAGTTGCTGTACGCGCCTCTCGGTGATCCGAAACAAATAGGCGAGTTGTTTGGCAGCTACGTTTCGGTCAGGCCCGGCCATTCAAACACCGGCAATTGGCACTCGGACAACTGGGTTGATGTCCCAGTTAGTGCTTTTCCTTTGGTTGACCTGACCGCCTTGCGTATCGATCCGGACAATATCGCTGCCCCACTTCTTTTGCAGTTCGAGAAATTGGTTGCGCTCTCGATCCATCGTCCGGTAAGTCGCACAGCCACCAGTGTTCGAGTGTTGGGCGCATACGTAATGGTACATATTGAATCGCAGCGTGCGCCGGTATTTGTTGAGCACTTGCAAACTCAGGTCGTAGTCTTCTTTTAGCGGCAGATTTTCGTCATAGCGCAATTCCATATTCAGGAATCCCTGCACCGGGCCAAGCACGACAGATCGAAAAGCGAACGGTGTGTATTCGCGGTAAGCGCCTTTGTCCGGTAGCAAATTCATTCCCCACATACGGGCGCTGAGTTGTCGTGCCAGATTAAATGCCTGTTCGATAAACTGCATGGCATCGTCGGCACTGAGTTTCTGATTCTGTTGCTGATTCCATCGACCAAAGCGCCGAATGTCGTCGTCGAGAATAAGCACCGGATTGAAGTGGTCGAGAATCCAGTTCCGCACTCGACAGACATTGCCTTGCACCGAATCCGGAACAGATACCACTCGTCTGCCGGCGCTCTCGTAGGCTTTTTTTTCCGACTTGGCTACAACGTATGTACAGGCGGGAAGGTAGTCCTGAGTGGTCGCAGAATCAGCGCGGCGATAAGACGGTGAGAGTATGTCAAAGTTCATCCGGAACTTCGCAATATGGGTCGTCCGGCGTCTCGTAGCAGAGGTCATCAAGCAAAAAGGCAAGCTGTTCTTCGAGCATATCGCGCACTCGGGCATCGAGTTCTTCGTCTGCCAGGTCTTTTTGTATCTGCCGAATTTCGCTTTTGATATCGAGCACGTATGACTTGGTGAATTGTCCGACCGTCATGTAGCGCATTTCGTGCGCAGCAAACGCAGCACCGCCGATTAAAATGCCAGCAATGGCAATCTGTACCGACTTCGGCATCAGGCCCAGCAGTTCGAGAAATTTAGCCATCTATTTCTTCGGCCTCGTCAGT